AAAGATAGAGACAGATTACAATGCAGGATTAAAAGAAACGGCTCATTTAAGTGATTTTATCCATCCAGTATTCGATGTTTATTATGGAAATAAACACGTAGAAGAATTCCATTTGGCGGAACATTTGGTAGCAGAGTTTAAATTACAGGGAGTGCATATAGAACCGCTACGAGAATTTTTAGAAAAGTTGAAAGACATATCAGAAAAAAAACAGCCTAGTCGTATAAAAAAACAAAAAAATTTATTAGATGAGAAAAGTATATTTGAAGACACCTTAAAAAAATATTTTTCATATGATAAAATAAACAATTTAACTAGTGAAGAATTAGAAGAATTAACAACTAAATTAAATAACCTGGAAGAAGAGATTATGTGTGAAATGTTACCATAGCAATCATACGACGATTACCGGAAAAGCGTTTATCAGAAACACCTCCAACAACAACTGCGCCTGTTTGTAACATAGTGGTGGTGTTTGTATCAACTAGGTAACCGTTTGTTTGAAGATAAGAAAAGACAGAAGGTATATCATCCGAACCCATAAAGGCACTGTTCCATTTAAAGGCACTATTCCCGCTACCTATCTTGGAGACAGGATGTCTTAAAAGAACAAACACACAATTAGAACCATCATAGTTAGGAGTAGCTTGTTGAAATTGAGATAATTTTGGAAGATTAATGTGAGAAACCATATCGCTAACAGGGCCTGCTGGAACACAATTAAGCGTAATTACATTTTGATAAATCTGTAAAACGGGATTATAGATAGGTTCTAAATACAAAACGAACGATTGATTACTAGAAAAAGGGTTCATTTCAACAGAGTCGGAAATATGTGACGATCCAGCATTGTTAGTAGTAGATTGTTTAGAGTGATTTTTATAAACCATATTAATTCGTTTGACCATAATAATTATTATAATATAATGTATTAAAGAGATATTATAATAATATCAAAGGGGTGCATCCCATAGTGCTCTTATAGTGTAGTGGTTATCACTCAGGACTTTGAATCCTGAAACCCCGGTTCGAATCCGGGTAGGAGCTCATTTTTAACCTCTTAGCTCATTGGTAGAGCATTAGCAATATATGTTGAAGGTGATAGGTTCGATTCCTATAGTAGGTTGGGCGATTGTCCTTAGTATAAAGTATATAGAGAATATTAGAGTTATTAGAGTATAATGGACATAGATATGTTTGTAGAAGATGTAGATAGATTTTTAAAGGATAATGAAGGTCATGAAGAGGAAATGATCAAAAAAACGGCACCGAACGAGAAGATGGAGTCAATAATGACTACAATATTAAATATTATGAATATTAAAAAGAATATTAGGGGGGATTAGCTCAGTGGTAGAGCGTTGGATTCCAAATCCAACGGTCAACGGTTCAAATCCGTTATTCCTCACCTTCTCTCATAGCTCAGTTGGTTAGAGCATACGACTGTTAATCGTGAGGTCAGAGGTTCGACCCCTCTTGAGAGAGCTTACCGGACGTAGCTCAGTGGTAGAGCATTCGACTGTAGTGGTTTCAATAGCAAATATCGAATTGTCGCTGGTTCGATTCCAGCCGCCCGGATTATATACATTTTATTTGTTTATAATCTACATCAAATAAAATTGAAAGGTTTTTATGCTTATATAGGTAACACAAAACACACAATATGCTATTGTATAAAAAATTTAGATTTGACTTTTCGGGAGAGGTAACAGAAATGTTATCTAACTTCTCAAAAGAGCATTGCGATGAGAAACGCAAACAATTTCAAGAATCGTGGAAGGAATGGATATCATTAGATAAAGTGAAAATAGTATTGGATACAGAATGTAAAACACTACGTAATGAAGGGTTTGACGGAGATGTATTAGATAAAATGTATAAGAGTGCGAGATATTATTACAAGAAACGAGAAATGACTCCACAAGAAAATAGAGTAAAAAATGTCTCAGTGGTGCATACAAATAGATTTAGTTCTAATTTCTTGATTTCAATGGATACTGTGATTAATGAACAATTAATGAAAGACATAAACGAAAGTAATGCTATCGATAAGAGTCAGGTAGATTATTTTCATAGTTATTGTAATATTCATACAAATGAAATAGTAATGGAACTACGAAGAATAAAAGAGACAAAAGGAGAGATACCCGAAGACATAAAAACCAAATTAAAGAAAACGTATAAAAATAGATTTTACAAAAACCGAATAAATATAATAAAAGAATAAAAACATTAAATCTATAGAGATAATATAAAATGGAAAATAAAGAATTACAGATAATAGGACAGGGTACATACGGATGTGTGTTTAGACCGAATATAGAATGTAGTGAAAAAAAAATAGGTACTCCTGATTTTTTATCAAAGATACAAGCAAGTGATAAGACAGCAAAAAACGAAATAGAGATAAGTAAAAAATTACCCAAAAAATCACCACGTTTTGCGGGTATAATAAATACGTGTAATGTAACAGTTGGAAAAATAGGAAAGGACGGAGTAGAGAAATGTAAAATGTTACAACAAACCCCTCCTGTGAAATTAATATCAAATAAAATAAAATATGCAGGAAAAGAGACAATAAGCACGTATTTACAGGAGATAATATCAAGAGAAAAAAAGGAACAAACTGAATTATATATTAAAGAAGTAATTAACAGTCATTTGTATCTATTGCGAAGTTTATTTATATTGAACATATCAAATGTATTGCATTTAGATATTAAGTACAACAATGTGATGGTAAAAGATAGACAGCCGGTAATAATAGATTTTGGATTATCCTATGATAAAAAAAACATAAATATTGACGTCTATAAAAAACAAAGCGCGGACAAGTTATTTGGGATAGCAGTTGATTACTATATACCTTGGTGTTTTGAAATAATATTATTATCGCATGTATCGCGTTACTTAATGATATTGGACAATAAAAATAAGATAAGATTTTTGATAGACAAAGAAAAAGAAATGCGAAAGGTAAGTGACGACGAATTAAAAACAATGAGACAATTATTCAAGCGACATATTGATAAACATATTATTTTACAAAAAAGTTATTTTACGACAAACGAAAGAGCACGGTTTACCGAGAATATGATGAGTTGGATAAATGGGTTTACAGGTAAATCGTGGCGTGATGTATGGAATATAATATCGAGTTCAGTAAACACGTGGGACAATTACAGTTTATCGGTAATGTATTTAATTGAGTTAGAAATATCAGGATTAATGCAGATATCTGAAATATATCCAGAAGGATTTTTGTCGATTTATATAAAAGAATTAAAGAAAACTATATTATCGCAACCAGATAAAAGAAGTTTACCCGAAGACACGAGTTTAATTTTAACCCGTTTATTTTCCAAAATAAAAAAAACGGATCATATAGCATCAAAGAAAGCATTATCTACATTACTAAAAGAAAGTGGAAACAGAGAAAAAATGGTAAAACAACGTACAATAGTAGAAACCGACAGTGTTCAAGAATCAGACGTAATAAAAAAAGATCAAAGAAATAAGTAATTTATTTGTCGTGACGTGCTATAACTGTCGAAGCGGTAGAATCAAATGATTTAGTTTTTTTTTTTAAAAAAAAACACCATTTTACTTTCTTTGGTGAACGATTGAACGGATAAAAAAGCATAATATATGAACTATCACAAGGCATAATAATAAAATTGATTATATACTATAATATAATATAGTATATAAATAATAAAAAAATACACAATGAGTAAAACGTTAACATTATATGAACAATTATCCGAATATTGGTCTGAAGCAATTGATAAAAAAAAGGGTTCACTTGAAACATATGAGAAACAGTTTCGTGTAAAATATAATATAGACGAGACATTTATAGCAAACAGCTTGTTTATAAATGAATTATTGGATTACATCGGAACTTCTTTATCGGAGAATAAATTGAATTTTATTCATAATAAAGAAACGGTGTGTCTATTGTTTCCTTATTATGGTATACGTATTGCGTGTACAAAACAGTTTATCGAAAATATACCATTTGTAAAGAATCTATTATCTGGAGAATGGGGAGATAACAATGTATTTACTTATGAATATTTCAATGAAGATGTAAATGAAATAGTAAGTGGAGCTACAAATATAGTAATAAAAGAAGCCACACTTGACTCTATTTTATTTGAAAAACCATACGAGTGTAAAGTGAAAGACTACGAGAATAAAGGATATTATCATATACGAAATATAACTTGTAATAATCTTCTGGAATTGATTATTTTAAATAATAAAAATAGATATGAATCGGTGAACTTTAGCCAAGACGATCGAAATGAATTCGAGTATTAGAGGTCACAAAGAAAATGAATGTTAATTAATTGAACATTTTCTTGAAATAGTTCTTGTATTTTTTTATAACGTGCATTATCAAAAATATCGAGACAATCTTTAAATGTTGGTGTATGGTTATAGTTTCTACAAAATCCATTATTATTAATAATAATGGGCGTAAATGGATGATCATCTCCGAGTATTAAAAGAGAATTGTTTAAAGAAGTATTAATCAATAGTTCTTTATTAATACAATTATAAATATGTGCTATCATTGAATAAAAATCATCAAAATCTTGAATGTTAATCCATATAGGTATATGTGCTGAAAATACAATACGTTTATGACTAGCTTGTGCTATAAAACAAGCTCTAGAAATAGCAAGATGTAGCGTAGGATCTAAAATAGAAGTAGATGAGATATCTATGACGGGTATAGAATTTTTATCAACATCATTGACGTTTTCCCATTTATCGAAAAAAAGTTTCCATAAATTGTTTAAATTGATAATATTATCATAAATTTTTTTGCAATAGGTAATCGCAAACGGGTTATCGTGTTTGGGATGACTATTTTGATATTTTTCAATAATATTTACACAATGAAACATAATAGTGACCATTTTATCAATTCCAGATGGAAAAGTAAAATAGTTAAAGAAAAAAGCAGGGGATTTAAAAGTATTGGGATAGTTTTTAATACTTTCACTTAAATAATTGGAACAAAAGAGATGTTTTTTAGATTTTTCGTGTTTAAATTGCATGTCCCGTGAAGTATTAAAAAGGCTATACCAATTTTTAAAAAGTGAATGAAGAGGAGTATTTTGTAAGGAAATACAATGATTATTGTTTGAAGATAATAATGATTCTGTAATTTGTAATGAATTCGACAAGGTTGAAACAATTTTTCTATAAATTGAGAAACATTTTCGTTCAGCACGTATTCTAGATTTATTATTTATGCAGTGTTTTAATAAATAAGAATGGTGTGTTTCGCACCATTGTATCGAAAGAGTTTTAAACAGCCATTTTTTTTTGGAATTTTCACGAGGTATCCACTTAGAAATATTAGTTTTGCGTGTATTGTCTTTTTTTAATAGTACTAGATCTTGAAATACAGTTTTATTTATGACGGTAACAAGGTAATCAATAAACGGATGTTCGTTGCGCGTATTGTATAATAAATCACATATACCAATAGCATCTCTCCAAGAACCAAACGAAGGGTGATCGGTGTTGGAAAATAAAGAATCAATAAAGAGGTTGGTAAATTCGGGGAATGAATCATACAAACTTATAATAAAATGATACGATAGTGTTCTTATACCAAGTCCACTATGAATATCACGAACATATATAACAAAAGAAAAAAGATTTTCCAAGAGACCGATAAATTCGGATTGTTTTATAATATCTAATGATTTATAGGAAGCGTTTTTGTAAATATTAAATGTAATTCTATGAAGAATATTGTTAAAATCTTGGGACAAATTATGTATAACGGTACTTTTTTTGAAATCTTGTGAAAGAATATTGGTTTTCAATGAAAGAATATTATCTTTGATTTGTTCTATGGTGTTAAGGTTCGAAATAGGTGGAAATTCCATTTTAATAAATACAATAATCTATTTATTAAGTAGTTTTATGTTTAACGTTTACGTGTTTTTCTATTGTTCATATTTGATGTATAACTAGGAAGATCGTCTGCTATTCGCACCCGTTTTGTGATTTTATTTTTATACTTTTTTATAATAGATACGGGTAATTTTTTAGCATCGACTAAAACCATCTCACGAAATAAAATATAAACTGCATTGATAGAATGGAAAATAAATAAAGAGGTAGGAAAAGAAATCGTTTTTGGAATTTCAAATTGAGAAAAACAATCATCGGGATTAAACACAAAATCTTTATTATTGATATTTTCGATTACAATCTGTGGGTCCATACTAATGAAATATTTCACAATACTATCACATTTAAAACGTTTATTATTAAAATCTTTATATTTATGTATAGTTTCTATTAAATATTCTTCAGATAGAATGCTATTGTTATCTCTAATTTCTAATGGAATGTCTTTGTCGATGGTATGAAAAATTTCATTATCTTTATTTGTATATATAACTTTTAATGAAATATTGTTCATTAATTCTGGTTCATATGTTTGTCCACCTTCTGTGGCGCGAAAAAATTCATCGCTCCACGAAATATCAATATTATCCATAGAATTATCCATTATAGAATATACAAAAAAAGTTTTTTTTGATTATAAACGATAAAAAATATAAAGAATTATATAAATAGATATATGTATCGTAACAGCACGAAATAAGAATATAAAAACCGTATATCGAATAGATATGGATAAATAAATTTAAAATTACACGATGCAGCACAGTATGTCTATGATAAAATTGAAACAATAATAATAATACTGTTTCAATTAATAAATATTTTTATATGTATAATTCAATAACAACAATTTGTATTCCAAAGATGAAAAAAACATTTACGAAACATTTTATAAAA